CCCTCTTCTCTGTATTTCGATTATTCGATTGTATACATGCCAAAGCGTCTACCAATGATAGTAGCGACACCCATTTTCTGCTGGTACTCATATTCGATCGTCATATCCATGTTAGTTGCACTGTCGTTAATCTCGCGAACCTGTGCATCACCCTCATCATAGATCTTGATGAACTTATTATCAGCAACCGGCATAATCAGAAGCTTGTTGTTGTCAACCAGCTTTGTCGTGGTATCATTCGGTGCGAAGGACTGCGGGATCTCTACCAGACGAACACCCTCCCAGAGAGCCAGACGACCAGTAGTGTGTCTTTCCTGTTTCATGGAATCGGAAATCCAGGAAACGTCAGATAAAGCAGTCAGTTTTGACAGAGCCGCTTTTGTACCCATGATAACAGCCTCGGCGCCGTTAGCAGCCTGGACATCCTCAACCAGAGTAAGCAGAGTGTCCTTGTTCAGAGAACCGGTCTTAGTAAACTGGCTGGTCGGAAGAACCTTGTTGCCTGCTGCCATAACAGCGGCATATACCATGTCATTGACCTTTTTATCGAATGCCTCGTAGATTTTCTGAACGAAGTTAGCCCAGTCAACCTTACCAGCCATAAAAAGCTCATACTCCGCATATATCTTGGCGCTGTACCAGGAAGTCTTTACAGCGAAAGTTCTTCCTTCGCCAAGTCTCTGACGGAACAGATCGTGATGATTACCGGAAACTTCTGAAACAGTCAAGATAGACTCGTCCGGCACATAGAACTCGTTGGTATCGCCCAGAGCCATAGATTTAATCTCGACGAACTCATTGAAGAACGGATTCTCGCCCCAGCCCGAAACAAGCAGATTCTCTACGGTCTCCTCGATAACCTCGAAGACGTCTGTTTTATGTCTACGGATAGCACGGCGCAGCTCTTTGCGGGAACAGCCCGGCGCAACCTGCAACACGTCATAAAATACTTTTCTGATCTCATCGTTGCACTGCTCTTTGCTGTGACCATCTCTGGTAACGCCTTTAGCAGTTTCATACATCAACTGAGAAAACTCATGAATATCTCTGTCTGCGAACACTTTGCGTGTGTTCTCATTGCTAAATACGATTTTCATTTCGTGATTACTCCTTTCGTAATTACTCGCCAATCTTCAGCTTCTTAGCGGCAACAGAAACGGTCTTGCCAACCTCCGGTGTGCCAGTGAAGCCCTCCTCAGAAATGGCAAATACATCGCCCACATACAGCTCGTAAGCACGAACAATATCGTCTTTCTTGTTGTAGAAGTTTGACTCATGCTGCATTGCAGTGGTATATGTCTCGTAGATCAGCGGGACCTGCAGAACCAGCGCGTCGCCAGCACCGACAGCCGTAACCTCTACCAGGTATTTACCAGCAGAACTCTTGCCAATAATCTTTCCGGCGAAAGTAGCAGAAGCCGCAGCCTCCTTGTAATACTCCGGAGCCTCATAATCGCCCTTGCCAACGATGATGCCATTGTCGGCATCTGCCGCCATCTTGATATTCCAGATATGACCGGCAATTGTGGCTTTGAGTTTTGTGCTTTCGCATACCGTATGTTTGGTATCAAAATTCAAAAAGCTTGTAGCCATTGTTTTTCCTCCTTGTTTTTTGCAATAAAAAAGAGCGCCTAAGCGCCCTTCTCATCGGGATCTTTACTTGAATAAAGTTTTATAATACTTATCAGTGCTTTTCGGCTTTTCCAGAGAATAGCCAACTTTGCCCGCCGGTTTATTTTTCGGCTCATTTAAACTGAACGCATTAATGGAATCGGCATAATCACACTTGATGATTTTTGCACGATTTTCCAGCTCGGTCAGATCATACTTGTCCATATCTGCGACGAGCGCCTGGAACTGTTCATTGTCTGCCAGCATAGAATATTTTTCATCTGCCAGAAGAGTTTCTTTCTTGGAATGAAGCTCATTTTTCTCTGCATTTTCTTTGAAATCTTTGAGAGAAGCGTAGTTGGAACGCATAGACTGAAGCTCGGCAAATTCGCTGTCCGTTAAAAGCTCGCGGTGCAGCGCAAATCTTTCTCCATCGAACGCGACGTTGTCACCGTCCTTTGTATAGTTCTGACCGTAGATCTTGTCGCCATTCCAATTCTCATATGTGAAATGATCATCATAAACAGAGTTGATGAAATACCACTCGTTGTCACTGGACTCAAATGATTCTAAAAGCTGATAGAGCGCATATCTAATATCTTCGTGGGAAATCTCATATGTACGAACGAGTTTCGCAAATTTCTGCGGGTCGTCTGCTACCGGCTCATTTGTACCAGCATCGGCAAACAGCTCGGCAAATTTCGCCTCAAGCTCTTCGTCTGACATTTCGGCATAATCGAAGGTAATTTCTTCGGCAGTCTTACCATATTTGGCAAGCAACTCTTCAAATTTTGTCATATTGCCCCGATCTCCTCCTTTCTTTGATAATGTCTGAATAGGGTTTGCTTTCTTGTTAAAATTGGCTGCTTCAAGCTCCTCGAGTCGGTTCTGAAATTCAGCCATTTTTGATTCATATTTTTCAAACAAACTGTTATTGTGCGAGCTGAAATCAGCAAGTTTAATATTCGAATTTGCCATTCCCGGATTCACAACTGCGCCATCAGGCGTTTTACCCAGAATCGTTACCCCACTAAAGAAGAAATCTTCAATATCGAGGTATTTTTCCTTGGCATTGTACGAGAGCGACCTAATTGACAATTCGACAGATACAGAGCATTCCTCTTCGCGCTGCAAAATTTCGGCAGCTTTTGAATACTCTTCGAAAATATAACCGTCCACTTCACAGTAGGTTTTCTTCTTATCTTCGTCATATACTAACTGTGCGTTGCAGGACTCAGGCACGATTCCGATAGGGTGCTCATCATAAACGACTTCGCCATTTTCATCTTCGTGCATATTGTGAGAGTAGAACTCCCATTGACCATTAACCTTATGAATATATCCCAGAATCGGGCGATTACTAAACGACGGCAGAGCAGAAGTCATTACCGCATCAGAAATGTTTGACCCGTTTAAATTTGTATTCGTATGACACGCTTGCAAATGAACAGGAAGCAATCCTTCTGTGTTTTTATCTGATTTCTCAAAATTGACCTTGCCGTGAACATGAACCACAATAGGATCACCGGAATCGTCGGCATTGAAGCGGGTTGAGCGCTTATATGTATTTGAATAAAAATCATACAAATCTTCTAAGTACAGTAATCTTTTAGCCATTTCCCCCTCCTTTCATTTATGTGCAAACAACAGGTGTCAAAAAAAATAAAATCGCCCAGAAATGGACGACTAAAATGTAAGCATATCGCTATATCTGATTTTGGATGTATCGACTCCGGAGAAGTTCATGGAACCATTGTTCACAAAGACAAATTCCCCGTTCCCGCCATAAACCTCATACAGCCCCGCATTCCTCAGATTTTTTGCGGTTTCAACATCAGATGTTTTAATAAATTTTTTTAATGCCATTCTCCGTTACTCCTTATTACATCTGGTTCTTTTCCTTCTCTTTGGTTTGTTCTCCCTCGTCTCCAAGCTCGCCCTCATCCTTTTCCTGCCCGCCGCCTTCATCCGTGCCGGACGTAGTGTAAGAGCTATTCAAAGGAATCCAGTTGCTCGGCAGATCGAGAACTTTATTTTCAAGGAACTGAAGCGAGAGAACCTGCAACGGACTAAAGCCATCCAGTGCCGCGACAGCCATCTTGACCGGAACGCCATACTGCGCCGATTCCAATAACTCTTTTTTCTTTTCATTCTTCATCCACGGAGAAGTATATATATAGGAAACTTGCGCCGGATTCGACAAGACGCTTTTAAGGTAGTGGTTTGTCCACTTTTCGATTTGACCAAGAAGAGGTTTAAGAGCATTCATCATATCTGCGATGATGTGTGCTCGATAAATAGTGGCGCCAGTATGTTCATCGTTTAGAACCATTGAGCCACCAGACTGTTTAAACAGATTTGACATCGAGGTTGTAATCATATCGACGTCCGACGTATCCATCGGTTTGAACTCGATGACATCAATCGGAAGTGGCGAGATAGCAGTGCCGACGCAATCTGGAACAGAATCAGCCAATCGCTCATAATAATCCATCGCCGTATCTGGATCGACTTCAAACTCATTCGGGTCATTGCTTCCACTCATATGATTCATACGCGCAACCAATAATTTATAGATGCTTAACTGGTTTTTTACAGCTAGGATACTCTGTAGATCTACATTGTCGATGATGGACTCAAACAAACCGGAGTAGGGCGCGAGACAAAGAGTAGGATCATCGTCATTAACCTTTAGACAGATTGTTCGGTTACTGTCAAGCTCCTGCCAACGCAGGTTATTATCTCCCTGGTATGCCGTATACTTCGAATTAAACTCCGAGTCCCAGAATTCCAATTCTTCGGAGTGGCGACGGAAGTATGAAAAATCATATGCAAAATTACATGTCCCGTCATAATTGGTTGAAGAAATTTTGCAGTAATCGCCGTCCAGCGGGTAAATAAAGAAACCGGAATCATCCTCATAGACATAACCGAAAAAAGCGTCTTCACGCCAGGCAATTATCAGACACTTATAGATTTCGGTTGCCAGTTTCATTTTTTCAAGCTCTACACAGGTATCATAGTAATCCTTTAATATGGTTTTAGGGTCATTATCCTGTGTCAGATCAATAAGCGGCGCTACGCTTATAGCAGTCAAATCTACCTGCTGTGCATTATAAGCGAGCAAGCGCCGGTAAGAATGAGAAACCCGCCAGAGAAAGCGACTCAAATTTCGCAACTTGCTTTCATTCTGTTTCGGGTTCTTCATATAATTTCGCAAGGTCTCTTTCGAATAGGTCGAGAAAGTGCGAGACTGGGTCTTGGTAAGATCCAACATCTGCACAACCTTCTGAACTTTCGCAAAGTTCTCCGTGCGACGCTCGTGTTTATCATAAAAATCTCTAAGTTCCTGCACACTCAACTTAGAAGAGTTTCGGGACGCGCCAGGCGCCCGCTTCGGTTCTGCCATCGGCATCCCTCCTTATTCTGCAAACATAGAAAATCGTTTTGGTTGTCTGATTGCCAGACGCTTTACGAGTGATTCGGTATTTTCTTTCGGTCGGCGTTTTCTGGATAAATCCTGACATATCTGAAAATTGTACTCAAGAGAAGAGAATCGGTCTTTTCTCATGCCCGGACGCTCCTTGATTTTGACCGTATTTCCCTTCATTTCATGATCCAAATAAATCAGTTCATTAATCAGAAGAGATGTCTGAGTGTACGGAGCCTGTAAAAGAGCCTTCTCGCGCTCAGACATTTTACCGAACCCGCGAATCTTCTGAATTTCCTGCTCGGCTTCAAGATCTGGAATGAGAAGATTGATGACACCATTCTGGAATCCGGCACGCAGACCGATAGCCGCATTACTGTTAAATTCTGCCGTCGCCTTGATAGACCAGATAGCCTTTTTGGCATTCCGCACCTTGCAACGATCTGCCATATCCTCATTGTTGCAACAGGTCAGAGCCTCATAGGTCACATCGTATTCAGGATCATATTGGTTCTTGATGATGAAGTCATACACACCAAGACCCTGACCGCCGGTATCCAACACCAAATCCGTACACTTATACTGATAAAAGAAGCGCATCACCAGCAAACCGAGTTCATCCGTCGTCATGCCTTCATGAGTCTCAATATAGACGATATTGGAAATGTAGTCGCTACGTTCTGTTGGAATCGCTGAGTTGATGATGAGAGCCGCCGCATCATTGTTATGTTTTTTAGAAGCCATCAGCGCGACGTCCACGGAAAGAATCCGCCGCTCGTTCAGCGCGAGAGGTGGTATTTTAATGCGATGTGCCTTATAGATTTCCAAAGGAAAGTAAGAATGTTTCAATTTCCGCCGCGGGGAAATGTCATCAAATTTGAAGAACGCATCGTCCGAATCGCCCAGCCACAAAGCACCCATCTCCATCGAGAAGGAAGTGGCGTCAAAGTCAGCCTCAGACATTTCATCTTCAACCTGTTCGCGGAAGAGTAGCCCTTCTTTGATGGCGAGCTGATAGGGCAGTCCGCAACAGAAATACTTCTTCTTATCATTAAGCATCAGAGAGAAGTAGGTCTGCAATTTTTTATAGGACCAGTGCGATGTAAACCACGCAGAGGACATATATAATTCACAGTTTCTCTCGGCTAAATGCTCATATTCTGGTTTGGAAAGATACCCCGGAGAACGCGGAGCGGTTAAGAATTTTCGAATAACCGTATTGAGAATGTTCAGATCGACCATGCGGAACTCATCCACGCAAACGATATTTGCTCGGTTATGTCGTGCCGCGTCACTTGCGGTAACAATTTTTACCCAGCTACCGTTTCTGAATTCGCAGTGGGCGTTATTAATGCTGGTACTAATATCTGATATTTCAGCGCATAGGTTAATGGAACCCCAGGAATAGTTTTTCATGAAATCTTCTTCAATCTTTTGGATACATTCCAAACTCTGAGATTTGTAGCCGGAGACAATACAGATTTTTGTGCCCGGGAAAAGTATACAACGAACAACACAATACAAGGACACCAGCCAGGTTTTTCCAGAGCCGCGGCTGGCAATATACATGAAATTCGTTGATACCATCATCATATAGATGAGAATTTTTTGAAAAAGTTTTAATTTGATGTTCAGATACTCCGCAACAAAACGCTGCGGGTTTTTTCGATAGAATGCCGCCCAGTAAGCGACACCTTCCATGATTCGTTCAGATTTGCTGCGTTGGACGTCTTGCAAAGTCTGTTTCTTCTTCGCCGCCATGCCTAATCCTTCATAGCCTGCGATCCGAAGATCCTCTCAAACAGCTCATCGCTGTCGGAGTCCTCATCGTAGGTTGGCTTCTTAACCGTATATTTAGACATAACCCGCTCATAAATTGCCGAAAATTTGTTCTTCAGCCCCAGCATCTTTGCCGCGTGTCCACGGAAAAATGCATCAATATATAACCCGATCTTATCGACGTCCTGTAATTCTGGGTCAATCTCTGGCAACGGGCGAGTTTCTTCCCACTTCTGAATCAGGGTTCCCATCGTCTGAGTGTCAGAAATAGCATCCCCTTTGGTTTGCCGCGGCGCCACATTTGCCGTGTTTAATAAATTCTGATACGTCGCATCTAAATCTTTTGTGGATCCGCCCCGCAGGCTTGTCTTGTAAATTTCCAGCTTCTTGCACGCCAAGCGCTCAAAAACCTCTTCCTGCGCCTTGGTATTACACTCATGCCGGGTAGCCCAGTCCTGATACTCATTCTCCAAAAACATATAATCTTCATTGGAGTAGCCGTAGCCAAACCGTTTTTTGGCAGCCTGGATGGTTTTCTTATTCAAAGTAATCCCGTCATCATCGACATCGCTGCCGCCGCCGAACTCGCTGTCCTTATAGGTCATACCCTTATAATGCCCCAGCGATTTAAGCATGGTCATATACCGGCTGAACACAAGGGCATCTGCACCAACCGCTTCCTCGGTAGATTTCCAGAGGGCGTCAATATACGGCAGATCCAATATCTGAAGCATATGAATTGCTTTATCCCGGTTGTCCACATATGTATTTGACTTAGAATCGTAGTCGGTAGCCATTTGGGTAATACATTTCTTGCAGCCAAAATGCTCCAGACCATCAACCGTTCGGTCGGAAGAGTAGAAGTTGGTGCGCGCTATGAAATCGTCACAGTACGGGCAGTAGACCTTTTCCTTATTCAAGATCTTGACCAGCTCGCCAAACGCCGTTTCATATTCAGTTCGCAACTTCGGTAGGGTAAGAGGACGGATTTTACTTATTTCTTTTGGCATTTTAATAGCCATGAATCTTCCTCCTTTTGACGGAATAACCGCCTGGAGACAAAATCTCCATATAAAATAGTTATATTTTTAACAATCAAAAAATTGTGAGTGGTTCACAATCATTCATGCCGACAGAAAGATTTGAACTCTCATGGGTTGAATCCATCCGGGCTTAAACCGGATGCGTCTGCCATTGCGCCATATCGGCATAATGCGGGCAACAGGACTTGAACCTGCACGGTACAACCACCGGATTTTGAGTCCGGCGCGTCTGCCAATTCCGCCATACCCGCAGAGGAGAGCAGTGCCCTCCTTAGATTACTTGCGTTTTGCAACCAGCTCTGGATCAGTTGCCGGTCCCATGCCTTCGCCACGATCAGAACCGCCAGCGCCCTCACAGGTGCAGCTTGTATCCGGCGTCAGATGTTTGTAATCATTTACGTCTTTGATTTTGTGTTTCTTACAATCACTCATTGAGATACCTCCTTTTTCCCCGAAAGAGGGGATAGCATACATTTATCAAAAACAAGAAGAAGTCGAATTGTCTTCTCATTTTTGCCATCAAAAATAGGACTCATAGCTCCGCTTTTAGAGATCAAACAGGATGTATGAATCCAGATGAAATGACATGTAACACTTGAAATATAATATCATTTCTCGAACGAGGGCTTCTTATTCTTTATCAATAGTCGCCCACTTACTGTTTACAAATTTATCATGGATTTTTTTATCAAGATCTTGCCCGCGAAGAAAGATGAAAGGGTTGACACAGATACATTGCTTTGTTTTGTTTTGATAGGTGTCAGATTGTAATTCAATTTTTCCAAGAACCTCTTTTTTTACAAGAGATGCAATGGTTTTTCTGAAAACATCGTAATTTTCACCCAGCTGCTCACTGAGCGTCTTTACATCTACAATCTTATTATTGTATCTCAGCACTCCATCTTTATATGAAATAAATGGCATGATAGCCATAGCAACAGCGAATTCTTTGGTAGGCAATTCTTTGAATAACATCGGTATCGGACTTGTAAACACC